ACCTCGACGGTGACTTCAACGGCTTCGCCGTCCGCCTCCGCAAGCTGCTTAGCAATTTTGTTGAGTTGACCTTTGGTCAAGGTGATTGAAATGTTCATTGTGGATCTCCGATCCATTCAGGGGAAGAAGCCGCCGAAACTTTCCAAGGGCTTTTTCCCGTTTCTTTTTTATTTGTTCTCGTAAGAGAACTCGAATAAATAAAAAAGAAACGGAAAAAAGACCCCAGACCCATCGGTTGGCAGAAGCTCCAGCCGCACGGTTTCCTAGGCATTATGCGCAGGAAAACTCTTGCGTGGCTGCTAGGAACTGCTGATTTTTTAGGGTTTGGCCTCGGACCAACGTGCATAATGCGCACAGTCCGCCGCACCTGCGTGCCTGCATCATGCGCGAGGGCACCCCCTCGGGGGGTGGGGGGGTCGAGTTGTGTCTATGTATAGATATAGAGGGACAAAGCGTTAGCGATTTTAAATCGGGGTTACGTTACTCTGTGTATAGCTTGACAAGCCTGTCTGCGCTATGTTTACTTAGTACCATCCCCCACCTGGGGGGTGGGGGATGTTTACTTAGTACCAGTCGTTTTATTAATAAGCATGCTGTCCCAATATTTTATGTAATTATTTTAGATGTCTGAATGGGACAACTACAATTACTAGTAGAGGTGATAGAAATGCCACAGAATGGTGGAGGCCGAGGATGGGCGACAGACCCAGACACAGGCCAACAGCAAATGCCAGACCTATGGAAAGAACTACTGGAATGGCTGCTACAAGGTCCAGAAAGATCGCCGCGGACACAGAGAGAGTGGGCGAAAGACCACGAAATGCACGAGGACTCGATTCGTCGCATTAAAAGAGACAATCGATTTATCCGTGAATGGGATAGGCGTGCTGCCGAGTTAAACATTAACCCTGAAAGGGTTCAGAGCGTCATAGATGCGCTCTGGCAGCAGGCCGCTAACGGGGACGTGAAAGCGGCTTCGCTGTATTTGCAATATATAGATAAGTTTACGCCTAAGCGTAAGGTTTCTGTTGAGGATGATCGGGACACTGCGCTATTTAGTGACGAGGAACTTGCTGCCGCTTTGGAAGCAGAGCTTCTCGATTTGAGAAAGGGATAATTGTGCCGAAAGTCGGTGGGAAAAGTTTTTCGTATTCTAAAAAAGGTAAGGCTGCGGCTAAGTCGTATGCCAAAAAGACGGGGAAGAAGGTTACCAATAGGAAAAAGCGATGACGGAGCTTCAGGATTTACGGGACGATGGCATGTGGATGCAATTGGAGGAAATGGGAGAGCGTCCTGATTTGTTGACTGATCCGTTTTTGGACGATGAACCTATTGAGTGCGGAATAGATGATGTAGAGGTGTGTGATTCATGCCAATAGGGGGTTGTGGTGACGATAGAGGATGTTGCGGAAACGGCGGATGTTTGGTCGAAGGCGATCAAAAAGATTGTTGCAGCGATTTCTGCTGCTGCGGTAGCTCTGATTGCTGCTGTCAGCGGTATAACGATGCTGTGGTCTAATGATGAAGAGCCTGTGCCTGTAGTGAGAACTGAATTTGTTCCTGGTTATGGGCCTCAGTGTTCGCAGTTAATGAACACTATTGAACATACGTGGACTGAAAGCCAGTGGGCTGTTTGGGAGCGGCTTAGAAAGGATATGGGCTGTTAATGAGCCGTGTTACTGAGCTTCGTAGGGAAGCTGAATGGCGAAGGTGTAAGCGAGATGAGAGATATTTTTTACAGAATTACTGGCATATTGCTCATCCTGGTTACGGGCGTATTCTTTTTTCTTTACGTGAGGCTCAAACGGAAGCTCTTGAAGAGTGGCAGGACAATAGGTATTCACTTACCTTAAAGGCTCGTCAGATCGGGTGGACAACTTTGGTGGCTGCCCACCAGTTCTGGCTGGCTTTTTTTAAAGACGATCAAAATATTATTGATTTGTCGCGGACAGAGCGAGAGTCGGTGCTGCTCTTGCGTAAAACAAAGTATGGGTATAAGCACCTACCCGATTGGATGGTTGAACGTGGACCTAAGTCCTTGGTGGAGCACCAACAGCGAATGGGTTTCGATAACGGATCGCAGATTACCTCAATGCCGTCGGCATCGGACCCTGCCCGTGGTGAATCGGCCACACTTATTGTCGTTGACGAATGGGCCTTTCTCCCCAATCCTGAAGAGGCGTGGGCGTCAATTGAACCCGTGGCGGACGTGGGAGGGCGGATCATTGGCCTAAGTACGGCTAATGGGTCTGGTAACTTTTTTCATAACCTTTGGACTGGGGCGAGTACAGGTAATAACAAGTTTTCGCCTATGTTTTTCCCTTGGTCTGCTTCTGAGGATCGTGATGAGTCGTGGTATGAGGGCAAAATTTCTTCAATGCTCCCGTGGCAGTTGGCACAGGAGTACCCTACGACACCAGAAGAAGCTTTCGTTAGGTCAGGAAATCCTGTGTTTGATTTGGATGTGCTTGATAATTTGCGCTCTTTTATATCAGCAGGCAAAGAAGGTTATTTGCATGAGCTTCAGAAGAATGTTTTGGAGTTCAGGTGCTGACTGTTTGGGAAATGCCTCAACGTTGGAGCGGATACGTCCTTGGCGTGGATACGGCTGAGGGACTTGGGCATGGCGATTATTCGTGTGTGCAGGTTATAGACGCTAAAAATGGGGAACAGGTTGCTGTTTGGCATGGTCGTATACCTCCTGACGAGTTAGCGACTGAGGTTTACCGTATTGGGTTGTGGTATGGGAATGCTTTGTGTTGTGTGGAAGCGAATAACCACGGTTTGACAACGATTACGCAGCTTCGACAGTTGGGTTACCCTAATTTGTATCGTCGGCGCACTTTAAATCAGACAACACAACGTGTTTCTCAGGAATTTGGTTGGAAAACTACTCGTACTTCTAAGCCTTTAATGATCGATGAGTTAGCGCAGGCTTTAAAAAATGAAGAACTTATATTGCATGACCAATATACATTTGCTGAGTTGCGGACTTTTACGAGAAATGATCGCGGACAGATGTCAGGTTCGCCACATGATGACCGTGTTATGGCTTTAGCGGTAGCTAATCAGATGCGTAAGCATGCTTTTGTGCCTGAATATGTGCAAAACGTGGATGACACGTTCACATTAGACTGGTGGCATCGGCAAATACCGAGAAATGATTCTCCCACAGATACTATTGGCGCACACACGTCACGTGGGACAGTGTAAACATTTACGTAAGGACTCTTAGAGGAGCGTCTTAATGTCCAAACCAAATAAATACAATGCTTCAGGAATGGGAGCACAGCCTAAGTTGAACTCGAATCAGCTTTACAATGGCCCTGCTCGTCCTGGCGGCTCACAACCTGCTCGTATTTCAGAAGGTAAAAACAATGCGCATCCAGGCGAAAAAGGTTCGTCGATGAGCATTCGGGAAACCCCTATGAATCAGCATGGTCACGATGGTCGTGTAGAGCCTTCCGCAAAACAGCCTGATGGTTCCGTTCGGAATAGCTGATAGTGGCAATTCTCCCTGACGGGGCGAGTTTTGAAGAATTTGTGGTTTATGTCTCGGAGCGTAGGGGGGACGTTCCGTTGGCAGAACTCAAAGAACTTTACGAACGTCGCCTTAGGCTTAAATCAGTATCTATAGCTACAGGTGAGACTATGCGTGCGATGTTGCCTCGTGATGAGCAGCATTTGACTATGAGGGAACGAGAAAAGAAAGTGCTGGCCGAGGCTCGTGCCGCTGGACACACTCCCGAACGGGCTTAAAAGTTGGGTTAAATAATGGCAAAAGGAACGAAGTCGGAACGTTACGAAAAGGTGCATGACCGCCTTCGTTTGGCGCAACGTTGGCGAGAAGATGAAGGCTACGACATGAAGTGGCGTCGTATGATTGACCTTTATCGTGGCAAAACTTATTGGGGGGATCGCGACGGGTGGACAAGCGCACTTAAGTCGGATCGCATTTCAGTCAATTTAGCGTTTTCTACTATTAACGTTATTGGGCCTGCTGTTTCAGTAAACAATCCCAAAATAACGGTTTCAGCAAACAAAGAGTCAGACGCTGACAGAGCAGTTTTTGTTGAAGCGGTCGTTAATTATTTGTGGAGACATTTTGATTACCGCAAACCGTTTAGGCGTGCAGTAAAAGATTTTCTCATAATTGGTCATGCTTGGGTTAAAGTTGGTTGGAAATTTGTTGAAGAAGAACGCCAACTAACGGGCTACGAAATTGATGATGAAGTCGCAAGATCTATCCAAGAAATTGACGAATTCGCTATGGAGAATCCAGCTTTTGCTGGCGACTTGCCCTCCGACAGAGATGTCGTGGATTCAATCCCAACTACGGAAATGGTTGTTCTTGAGGATCAACCATTTGTGGAACGTATCTCGCCCTTCGACATGTTTGTGGACCCTGAGGCTACGTGTTTGGACGATGCAAAATGGATTGCGCAACGAATTGTGCGACCATTGTCTGAAGTTAAAAAAGATAAACGTTTCAAGGGGAGTGTTCGCAGGAACCTACAAGCAGATTCTGGGTTAAAAGTTCGTTGGGAAAACGATACTGAACGTGACGATTACGCAGATCATGTAGATCGTGTCACTTTGTACGAGTTCTACGATCTCGAATCCAACACCCTTTCTGTCTGCGCCCACGAAGCCGATGATTACCTATTAGACCCGACACCAATGCCTTATGCGTTTGGTCATCCATTTGTGATGATGCGCAACTATGACATTCCAGACATTTTTTACCCTATGGGTGATCTTGACCAAATTGAGTCATTACAAGAAGAGTTAAACAAAACTCGTACGCAAATGACTAATCACCGTAAACGGTATGCAAGAAAATACCTTTACCACGAACGGTCTTTCGGTCCTGAAGGCAGAGAAGCTTTGGAATCAGATGACGATGGTCGTTTTGTTCCTGTGGTTGACGAAAACAGAGATTTGAGTTCTGTTGTTACTCCATTGCCGCAGGTTCCTTTGGCTCCTGAAATTTATCAGCAGTCAGGAATTATTGAGCAAGACATAAATACAGTTAGCGGTGTTTCAGAATATTCTCGTGGGCAAATGCCTGAAGTGCGACGTACTGCTACAGAAGCGAGCATTATCGCTGACGCAGGTAACGCACGTTCAGCGGACAAGCTCGCAACAGTAGAAATAGTTATTGGTGATGTCGCTCGTCGTATCTTGCAGCTAATGCAGCAATATATGACTGCTCCTCAAATGGTGCGCATCCAAGGCCGTGACGCTGAAGAATATTATGTTGCGTATACCCGTGATGACATTCTTGGGGAATACGATTTTTCGGTTGAAGGTGGCTCAACGCAACCTTTAAACGAAACAGCGAGAAGGCAACAGGCTATTTCGTTAATGAACGCTGTGGCTCCTTTGGTTGGAACTGTTATTGATCCAAACGAGCTTGCTCGTTATGTTCTGCAATTTGGTTTTGGGGTTAAAAACCCTGACAAGTTTATGATGCAGCAACAGCCAATGCCGCAAGAGGGCGAAGTTCCTCCTGAAGCGGCAGGTGGCATGGAGCCTCCACCTATGACTGGTGGTATGGCTCCTGGCCCTGTGCCAAATCAAGTTTTTGAAGCAACAGGCGGTGTACCTCCCGAATTGCTTTCGCAACTCCAAAATCAAATGGGTATGGAGTTGCCTAATCTATAGTGGGACAGTAAGTCCTTAATAGTTAAGGAATAACCGAAAGGATTCCAGCAAAATGGAAACAACGGAACTGGGTAACAGCAATCCAGAAGTTTCAGGAGAAATTTCAAACGGAGAGACATATTCTGTCAAAGTTGACGGAGTTGAACAGCTTGTAAGTTTGGATGAACTCCAAAATGGTTACCAACGTCAAGCCGATTACACACGTAAGACGCAAGAGTTGGCCCGAGAACGCGAGAGATTGGCTCAAGCTGAAACAATCGTGCAAGCATTAGAAACAGACCCTCAAAGTGCTATTTCCGCTTTAGGAGATGCTTTTGGAGTAGGGGTAGGTATGGGTAACCAAAGCCATCAGATGCCAGAAGAAGATCTTGATGATTTGGACCCTGATGAAGTTCGCTTGCGTCGTATTGAGAATGCCATTGAAGAACAAAATCGAGCGCAAAGACAAGACAATTTGCGTAAAGAAATGGATGTTATTCGCGACAAATACAGCACAGACATTTCGGAGCAAGAACTGTATGCACATGCTTTGAAACATAATATTGGCAATCTTGACGCTGCTTACGCACATCTCAACTATGAAAATATGTTGACGAATAATCAAGCAGAAGAACAAGAAGCTCAGATTATGGAAGATAAGCGCAACGCCGCGGTTGTTGATGCGACACCAGGTTCTACTCCGTCAAATGTTGATCGTGCGGTATCGGCGGTTAATTCCATTCACGACGCATTTGAACTTGCGAGACAAGAACTAGTCCAATAACACGTTAGGAGTATCAAATGGCCGCTGGCAACAGTGATTTTGATGCAATTCTGAGCACGACGCTCAAAAATTACGTACCTAAGTTGGCTGATAACGTATTTACGGCTCGTCCTCTGTTTTATGCGCTTACCAATGGTCAGACCATTCGGCGCATTAACGGTGGTGCCAAAATTGTTGTCCCCATCATTTACGGTACAAACTCAACTGCTGGCTCATATGCAGGCGCTGACACAATTGACACGACTGCTCAGGCAGGCATTACCGCCGCTGAGTACGACTGGAAACAGTATGCAGCGACCGTAACCATTACGGGCATTGAGGAAGCAAAAAACAACGGCGAAGCAGCAATCATTGACCTTCTTGAAGGCAAGATTATGCAAACCGAGGAAACCATTATCCAAAACATGAACACCATGTTCTGGAGCAATGGTGCAGGCAACGGCGGAAAAGACTTCCTTGGTCTTAACGCTCTTGTCGGAACTGGTAACGACGGCCCTGGAAGTTCACTTGCAGGTATCGACGCTACTGACTCCGATAACTCTTGGTGGAGGTCAACACTGACCAACCAAGGCGGTGCCCTTACCTTGGCAGCTATGTCAACGATGTACAACTCGGTTTCAGTTGGTAACGACCAGCCGACAATTGTCATCACTGACCAAGACGAATACGAAAAGTATGAGTCTTTGCTTCAGCCAAACCTTCGATACACATGTGCCCAAGACGCAGATGCAGGATTCCAGAACCTTCTTTTCCAAGGCGCTCCCGTAACATTTGATGACGCTTGTGAAGCAAATGCTATGTACTTCTTGAACACGAAGTACATCAGGCTTGTGGGGCATACGGAAACTTGGTTCCAACCAACTCCGTTTGT